GCAGGTTTTATCACATCAAGACTGGCTGCATCAGATATTACAGGTGCAACTGCACTTACAAGTGGTCTAGCATCAACTGATGAATTAGTATTGAGCGATGCTGGAACTCTGAAGAGAATGGATGTCTCTGTTCTTCAGTCATATATGCAGAGCAATCTCACCTTTACTACTAACACGAATACACAGTTGTCAAATGAGCAAGTACAAGATATCGTTGGAGGCATGTTCTCTAGTAACACTGAGACAGGTATAACGGCAACATACCAAGACAGTGATGGCACAATTGACTTAGTGGTTGGCACGTTGAATCAGGATACGACAGGGAATGCAGCGACAGTAACAGTTGCTCTTGATGAATCTACTAATGCCAACAATACTATTCCATTCCTTAGAAGTGATGGAACATTGGCAAAGGATGGTGGTTTCAGATTCAATCCTTCTATTGATACATTAACTGTGCCAAAGATTCTCACATCAAGTAGTGCAGATATTGCCGCATTGAGCCTCAACGGTGAAGTGCTACAAGTGACTTCAATTTTAGATGAAGACGATTTGGCTTCTAATTCTGCTACTGCTTTGGCAACTCAACAGTCTATCAAAGCATATGTCGATTCAGAGATATCAGGAGTAGGTGGTGGAAGCGGAGACATCACCGCAGTTGTAGCAGGTAACGGTCTAACTGGTGGAGCAACTACTGGTTCTGCAACACTCAACATCGGTGCAGGAACTGGTATTGATGTAACCGCAAATGCAATTGCAGTAGACGTATCTGACTTTATGACCAATGGTGCAAACAACAGAATTGTAACTGCAACAGGCACAGATGCCATGAATGCAGAAGCAGGTCTCACTTGGGATGGTAGCACACTAACAGTCAGTGGAGGTGCGGGAGATGCAGTATTATCATTACAAGCAGACTCAGACAACTCAGGTGAATTAGACCAACCATACATGGAGTTCGTATTAGATGGAGGTACAACACACTCATCTATTGGACATTCATCTGATGTATTCCATAATGACAATACAGACAATAACACATTGATTATCGCTAACTCAGTAGCAGCAAACGATTCAGGTTCAGGAATAGTGTTGAAGACAGGACAATCAGCAGGACATGAGAATGCTGTTGAAAGAATAAGAATATCACCTACTGGTGGTATTAAGTTCCACGATGAATACACATTCCCCGCATCGGATGGTAGTAATGGGCAGGTTCTAACTACCAATGGTAGTGGAACATTATCCTTTACAACAGTAAGCGGTGGTGGTTCAGATACCAATACCTTCGTTATTGTCGGTGAGGAGTCTGATGTTCATATCGCTAGTACGGCGGCTGCTGGTGGAGCAAATGGTTTCCAAATGTCTTTCGGTAATGGAGCAAGGAACACAACTAATTCTTCAACAGGAACAGACTTTGGTGTTGCTTTACCTGTTGCTTGCACATTGTCAAGAATAGACATAGCATTCGGTAATAATGGTAGTGAAACAAATTCCAGCAATCAGACAATGACCGTTTTCAAGAATAGGTCAGCCAGTACAACTACAATGCAATTCAATGCTAGTGGGACTGGTGGTAATGCGTTTGTTAGGTCATTCACATCATTAAGTGGAACTGGTGTATCTTACGCAGCAGGAGATACTTTCAACTTAAGAACAACAGGAATGCAGGGATATACTAATACACAGGTTGGCCCTGCAAGAATGACGGCATACTTTACGGTAGCATGAGGTGATTAGATGGCAATAGGAGAACATGGAGAAGAGATAACGATTAGCATGGAAGAGGCAATGGCAAAGGTCAGATACTCTAGGGACTGGATGTTAGAAACATATGTAGATTTTTATCAATCTAAACCTCTGTTGTATAATGCATTAACACCGACAGAACAACAGGAATTAGCAGATTACAGACAGGCACTTCTCGATTGGCCTGAAGTGTTGCAACAGATATACGGTGACACACCGCCTAACTCATACGCTAAACATCAACCATACCAACCTGATTTCTTTCAGAATCACCCAAGAGGTATAATGTTCGTAGACCCACAATCTCCATTGGGTAGAACACTGAACGGGAACTAAGCCTTCTTCTTTCTTCCCTTCTTAGGAGTCAGGATGTTTCTAGCAGTCTGACAACAATAGCGAATCTTCTGAGTTGACTCTAACTTCCAAAAGGAGTCTCTCTCCAATCCGAACTTATCCTCGATATGACAACACAACTCATACCTGCTCATCTTAGCAAAGTCATCGTCAATCTCCAAACCTAGAACTGGCCCTTCGGGATGGTCTAGTTTCTTATCCAACCAAACATAGGTATGGCCCATGAAGGAAATCAATTTTCTAATCAGCCACTGTTTCATTTCTTAGCCTCCGTCTTCTTCTTCTGCTGCTCGATGAACTTCCTGTATATGGCTGCCTCCTTAGTCTTACCCATTTCTCTTGCTCTTTGCTCCATTGCTATTGCAGCCTGAGTCTTATGTGCGTGGCTTCTATCGCTTCTTCTTATCTTGGCTACTGATTTTCTAGATGTCTCCTCATCCTTGAATCCTAATCCGTGAATAGTTCCCTTTGGATTCTCATCAGTATACAAATCAGAATGCTTCTTTGAGTTTCTTCTTTGTCCCTTCTTTCTTGGAATACGAGGTGCTTTCACTGTGTCAAACCAACTCATACATACGCCCCGCAATAAGTGCAGAAGCATCCTTGTCTTGAAAACACGATTGGTCTAATCCATTCACAAGTGATACATACGCCTAAGTCGAACTCACTTTTCATGGTCTGAACCTACTCCAACACCACAGCCCACGACACAGTTCCCATATAATCATTCATCATCCCATTCTTTGAACATCTCTTCTAGGCATCGTAGAAACATTGCACTGTTTGATTTACTCATTTTAACCACTCCATTTTAGATATGCTATACCAGCAAAAGTGAGAATCAACATCACTATACCTAACGGCATAAGGTTGATTTCTATTTCAGCGTTTATTACGTCTTTTATTATTCGGTCATCTACTAGAAGCATATAGTTTATTTTCTACACTAGGAGGTAAAAATAAATTACGACTTTAAGTGCGCTGCTGTTGCTTGAAAATTGCCCAAAAAAAACCAAAAAAAAGGCGAAGTGGCCTAGTAAAATTAATTACTAGACCACAACGCTTTACATTCTCTGCACTGCCATATGTGCAAAGTCTCAGAAGAACCAACTACCTTGCCTTCTATTCTTCTAGGAATAGTTTCCCTAGAACACTGAAAGCAAACTTTAGCGAGTGCCATTACGACCACGTTCGTCTTCAATCAAGTTCTCCATGTATTCTTCAATGCTTGACTCAGTATACTTACTGTTTCCAAACGCAGCGAAGAATAAAAGAGATATGATGATGACGAATATAATCCATCCGAACCATTCCCAAGGACTCATCTACCACTTCACCTCCAATTCTTTTGCTTTTTCTTCTTCTATGGAAAAACCTTTGACTATATTGTTTTCCTTGCCGTATACCCACAAGTCATAGACCAATTCACAATCCTTCAGACAGTAATCTGCTACTTCAGTGTATCTACCTGCTTTCCATACTAGAGGAGCATCAGCACTTTCCATTAACTTCTCAGCACCTAATGTGTGATGAACAAGATTGGAAAGGCTGAATCTCTCACCGTATTCCTTATTCAATATCCTGCTAGTATCGATGTATGCTTTCTTATCTAGGTATTCCTTGATGCAATAGATGTCCATTGCATTCTTCAGCACAGCCAAATCAAAAGAGACAATGTTATGTCCTAACAATACACCATCGTTCTGTCGATGTGCATCCAAGTCAAACTTCAATTCTGATAATGGTTTGACAACCACATTTGATTTGCGTATGGATGATATTGGCTCGTCAATATAGACTGTTCCAGTGTTTCCATCCCATGTGCATACAGTAGACACTTGAAACATGTGAGTATTACCCCAACCCCCAATTTCATGAGAGTAGTTCTTTGTCTCAATGTCAAGGGCTAAGACGTTCACTCGTCACCACTTTCCCCTGTCCAAAGATTTGCAAGTTTCTTAGCCTGAGCCTCTTTTGGATTTGGTGCTTGGATTAGGTTTGGTTTAACCATCCATGCAACTAGATGTTCTCCACCACCAACTGTTATCATTGTTGATAGATACCATCCATCGTTCCCATATGTATTCAGGGACTCATTTATCGTTTTTGGGCCATCACTTACTGGAAACACCAAGAATTGATGTTCGTATGTATCTTTTTTTGTCATTCTTTTTCCTCCTTACTTTTCATTCTCACATATGCTCGTATGCCGATTTTCTTGTTATCGAACATATCTGAAATCTCCTTAAACTGTCTGTATATGGTTGCTTGTCCTTTCTTAGTATCTTCCCTTACTTTTCCTAACAATAGTGCTTTATTCACCCAACCATCATCATCTTCTCTTAGCAACTTAGTGTATGCTGTTCTAAACGCATTAACATTTACTTTCTCATGTAAAGCAGTTGCCTTCACCTTCAAGGCTACATCAAGCCACGTTACCAGCGATTTATAGCATTGTCGAATGACCGAAGAGGCTTGACGTACATGCCTTTCAGTGACAATGAACCTCTTTTCTTTGTCTTTGATGTTCGGTGCTTCAGCGATACAACACAGGACTGCGAGCCTAGTCATAGTCTGATTCAGCCTTGTGATGAAGTTGCCAGCAATCTCAAACACTTCAGGTCTACTGCTAGATACATAGTTTCTCATCTTGTTAGATTCATTCTTTAATGCATCATTAAATCCTCTACCAAATCTAATTGTATGTAGGGGGTCATTACCTGCATCTTCATATCTCTCCCTGAGAGCATCGTAGATTAAACCAAAGTTGTTAGCATGTTTCTGAATAGGTGCATTCTTTGGTTTGATTGTTCCTATCTCATCTAGAATCATGTCTCTCAACTCATCCTGTATTTCCTGTGGAACTTCTTGGATGTAGATGAGGGTTCTTTGAATAACACCTTTCTCTGCAATCACATTTGTTAGTGTCTTAGGAATATATGTTGTTGAGTATAGACTTCTTTGGCTTCTGCACTCAATCATATCTCCTTCCTTTAGTTTCTTTTCTATAATCCAGTTCTCTCCCCAAAGAGTGTTCATTAACTTATTCAAGTACATGATAACATTCTCTTTGTGTTGAGACACTTTGAAAACTCCTGAGTATTCAAACTCATCATAGGCAATCAATCCACTTCCCTCTAGGCCACCATCGATTTTGACAATCTGTTCTTCCCAAGTAGTGTTTCCTTCTTCATCCTCTACTGCTACTCGTTCCTTCGTGTTAGAACCTATCAAGGCAGCATCAGTAGCATCGTCCACAGAAAAGACATTGAACTCAGTTCCGTGTTTCGCATTTATCATTCTGAATGATTCCCTAGCAACAGGCCCAAAGAAGTTATACAATTCTGTTTTTCCTGTTCCTGATGTCTGCATCCAAATAAATTGTATTCTAGTATCATCTCTTCTAGTACCACTTGGTATAACAACCATGTCTTTTGCTAACTGTCCTAAGATAACAAAGAAACCAATTGCTGCTGGTATCTCATTATACTTCGACATGTCTGCTGCATCTTTCACATACTGTTCTACTACTTTTGGCAAACTGTTCTTCTTCTCTATCGGAGTGATTACATTCTCACTCAATCCTTCGTAGTATAGTCGGTCTTCATCATATTCATCATTTTCATTATTCATTCATATCACCATTTCTTCTTCTTTGTTCAGCACATCGATTACCCTCTTGGCAATCACCTTACCAAAGCCTTCCAGTTCACATATCTCTTCAACTGATGCTTCTCCTATCTCCATAATAGAGCCGAACTTATCTATCAGGAGTTTCGCTTTCTTCGGGCTTATGCCCTTTATTGTGCATAGCACATCTATTCTCAAATCAGTAGTCGCTATACGCTTTCTGATTATGCTAGGAGTGTGTATCTCTCTATCTATTGGATGCATCTTACAGACAACAGCGATTAGTCTCGCTGCTTGTCTAGCAGATGATACCCAAATGATGTTAGCGTCTGTATCTAGTATTATCTTACCAAACGCACCATCAAACTTGTTTCTCAACATCCTTGCCTGTCCTGCTTTGTTGTTGACATAATGCAAGTGATTCTCCAAAGCGTCATTGAAACTACCATATACAATCACAACATTATTGACAAACTTTGCATCCATGTTATCCAATTGATTCCAAAGTCTCTTGTTTATCACAGAGGATAGGAAATCAAAGGTTGACTTCGCTTCAAAGCATACATCAGCAAAGGTATAATCCCCAATGTCCAACCATTCTTTCTCGTATGGCACATTCAACTGTTTACAATATGTCTCTACTAATTCAGAGAGTTCTGAGTCTTCTCTGCTGTCAATCTTCAGTTTATCCATCATGATACCTCCAACACTTACCAACACAGAATCCTTGAGGAATCAGAACATTTCCACAACTTGGGGCGTTGTATCCTTTATCCACGATTCCCCTAACATACCTCTCGGTAGTAGGTGCATTCCAATCAAGCCATATGTCGGTTTTTGAGGCTATGGTTTCAAGTTCATTCATGATGCTACTGGTAATCTGTTTGTTTTGTTCAGGGGTAGGATTCCTATTACCCATGCTAAGTAAATCACGATACCATTGAACAAGATAGACTCTAGCATAATGACTAGGATTCTCCACCATGATTGCATTGTGTAGACATGGGAGTATGGGAATCTTACCAACAGGAGTTGGTATCTCCACCTCTATGTCGCTCATTTCAATCGGCTTCATCTCAGGGAATACAACTAGTTTAGTTCCATTGTTTGATACTACCTTTCTAGGTTTCTTAGCCATCTCCAAGATAGAGTATAGACTACCCTCTAAGTCTTCGACTAGAAGGGGTATGCAGAAGTAGGGATTACCATTCTCATCAGAACTACTCAGATTCATTGAGTTTGGTAGTCTCCTTAACCTATTAGTTTGGATACCCGTTCTATCAAGCGTAGGCACACCATCACTGACTTTGGAATAATACTGCTGAATGCTTCTGATATCATCTACTGGTTCTCCATAGACAAAGACATGGAAGCCCTTCCCGCTAAAATACATTTTGAAGATGGTGTCTTCAGCGACTAATTCACTTACTACTCTCTTAAGGTCACGATAAGCATCTTCCAATGGTTCGTCATGAGCATCAAAATCTAGGAATGCTCTGTCCAATACAACAGAGTTTTCCATCTTTACTTCGTTCTTGAAATGTTCAAAGTCATAGACTGTCGTATAGCAGTTCATCTTCCCATTGAAGGAGTTGAACCAATTAACAAACTCACTCTTCGTCTTGACTACTCTTCTCTTCATTTGTGGAGCGTTTCTTAGATGACTTCCCGCCCACACTTCTCTTGGCATTTTCATTTTTATTATCCTCCTTGAAAGAGACTTTCGCTTCAAGTAATTCTACTCTAACGACTTCTGCTATTTTTATTCTTAATTCTGTCATCACTGTATCCATATACATCTGACCAAACGGTGTTCTTTCTTCAGCAAACACTTCTGTTTCCCAAACCATCTTCAGTTTGTCTGTTGTTGGCATCTTATCATACAATGACTGTGCTATATTCTCAACAGTCTCAGAGACATTTGCTATCTCTGAAAAACTCCACACCTTTTGATTCAATTCTTCTCTTACCATCTTATCTATCATTTTTCTTCCTCCTTACCTTTCTTTTGTTTTCACGATACTGCTCCCAAGTCATTCCATCACTTTCTGACAAGAATGCCCATAGTCTTCTTAGTAGTTTCATCAGAACCAACTCTCCGTATTAGCGGCATCACAAATACCAAAGAAACTACAATTAGAACAGGTCTTCGCAAAATACTTCGTTGGGAATATTCCTGTTTCATAGGAATGAATCATCTCTGCTATTCCCTTCTTAACAGCAGTCATACTACCCTTCTTGACTTCTTCCACATAGATGTAGTTGGCCGCAGGATAATACCAACCCCAATGGGAGATTGGTAAACTAGGGTCAATACCCATTTCCTCTAGTTCTTCATTGGGTGTGTTTTCAAACAGTATCTTGTAGAATGCCATCTCTTTACGCATCATGGTCTTCTTCCAATCTTTCCAACCACCAGTCTTCAACTCCATAGGAATGTATCTATCTCCTTCCTTGAACATCCTATCGATGATTCCCTGTAAGTGAACAGTATAGTTCTGTGATAGTTCATACTTTGGGTTCTCGTTTCTATCTATCTCAATTCTAGCATCTAGCATTACTTCATTGACAACAGGAACGAAATCATCAGTAGTGCCTTCAACTCTTGATTCCATGAACCTGTTTGCTTCAAAGATAGACATAGCCTCATACATCTCAGTGTAATCATCTATTGGATGAAGACTCATGCAATAGTTAACTAGTTCTTCATGTGAAAGATTCTCTGCTTTCTTTACATCGAAGGCATTGAAGAACGCCTCTCTAGCATTGTGTATGATGCTTCCCTTAATCATGACTTCAGTAGTTTCTATTGGCCTCTTCTCGACATATTGAAACTCATATCTCTTTGGACACCATTGATAAGAACCGAGAGAAGACTTTGATATCTTCAATATTGGTTCTCCTTCTTGTCCGTAATTCTCAGGCTTCCATTGGTATGTATAATCATTCATTCATTTTCACTTCCTTTATTTTCAAAACCATTCCTCCAAGGATGATTGTTGTGTGTCTCTCTTTATCTGCATAGTATCCCACCCCATTGCTCTGAAGATAGGCTCTGCTTTCTTTACCACTGATTCCGCATAATGAGACCAATCAGGCTCAAAGTCACTGAACTCATCAGCAGTCAATCTAGATACATAGTTAGGAGTGGTAAACTCCCTAGTTATAGGATGCATGTAATGCTCTCTACAATTCTTGATTCTAAGATATAGATAGGTATCCTCTATCTTCTCATATCCCTGTGAATGACTGAACAATACACCTTCAACTCCTGAAGCAAAAGTAGGTCTTTTACCTCCGATAGTCACGAAGTTGTTATGTTCCATCACTCTACCAATGTCATCTACACATCCACCATAGTCCATCAAGTCAAAGACACTAACTGACTTGTTGCTCCATCCTTTGTCGAACCTCGCCTTTGGATTGCAGTCCTTGCATACTAATCTGAACCTTTCTTCACGATATCTGCTTCTTTGTAGCACATCTGATAGGGGAATCTTACCTTGCATGACAGAATTGTACTTGTCATTCAGATAAGAGACAATTTCTTGCTCTGTTTTACCCTCCACCCACATGTTTAGAACAGAAAGTTGCACATCCTTTGCTAATTGCGTTAAGGATACTCTCTTTGCAGTGAATCCAGTCATTACAAACTCTTCTTTATCGAGGAACTCGCCGTCTTTCCAAGTAATTAGACCTGCATTTCTGTTCTTTGTTGCTCCAACACCTAAAGTTCGGAAGTATTTCTCAAATTCTAGTGTTACGGGGTGTTCTTTCAGTCCCATAACGTTAGGAAATGACTCTCTAACGTGTTCATTTAGTATTTTGAGAGTCTTTTCAGCAGTTTCAATGCTATTGTCTTCAATATCAACATAGATTGAGTCAGTATGTCCGTAAACTACCTTCATACGCATCCCCCAACTAAACTAAACGTGTTATTTACGAAAGCAGCCGTTCCTGTGATGTAAAATGACACTCTAGAGTAGAATATCTTGTCTTCTCTCTTCATGTTAACAACTCCACTGCTATAACAGTCGCAATAATGACTTTTACAAACCCAAACACTGTTCTGAGTAGTGCAAGGGTTGCAAATCTGTCTTGTGACCACTTTTCTATGTTCATATTAGATTCACATCCTGTAATATCGATACAATACCATAAACAAACACAATACCGAATAAAACTCGACCTGTTACTCTAATAACAAGCCTACTGTCCTTGAGAATCTGACTTAACGCCTGTTTTCTCAGTTCAGTCTCTGACTTAGGCTCTTCCTTTATCTTTACCTTGGTAAAGTCTACATCTGTACTCTTGATTGGCATCATAACTCCCTCACTTTGAATGCTGCAATGCGAATTGCTTCTCTAGCACTAGCAGTTATACTAGCAGCCAAATCAACATCAGCCCAACCAAATCCCTGATACGCAATGATACCATAGAAGGATGCCATCAATCTCTTGACAGCAAGTTGGTTGTTGTTCCATTTCACATATTCACTTTTACTTTCACTTTCTTTCATTTTCACTTTGTATTCATTTCTTAGTTCCTTCAACTCTAGAACTGCTTTAGGCAACAACCCTAGTTCATTGGTGTTGTAATACCTCATGTCATAGTCTTCGACTTTAGAGAAGTCCTTCGGTGTTCTTAGATTTACACCAAACTCAGTTGGTGTTTCTGATTTGGTTTCCCAAGAGATATTTCTTGCTATCATCATGCTAGGATACAGACCTGCGAAGTCAAATGCAGCAACACCCAAATGAAGGCCATTTGTGCCTTCACTGAGAGGGTCATAGACCATTGCCCCATCATACTCTACCCTGTCTCCTTTCTTGCCCGTAGGGGCTTTCCATGAGGCATTTCTCATGAAGTATATTCCACCCATGTTAGAGGCATAGAAACATGCATCGAACGGAGCAATCAGTAAACGTTGTAACGAGAGTATTGCTTCAGTTGTGAAGTTTTCCTCGTCTATCCTCTTGATTAACTCAACGTCCTTAAGAGCATACTCTAGATAGGTTTCGGTGTCTTCTTGCCAACCTCTCCTGAAGAACTCGTTTTTATCAGGGAACTTCTCACTCACTAGTTTCTTCTCACCTAAGACATACTCTGAAACATAGTCAAGAGATAGAGATGGTAGAGTGCCTCGTTGTGCATCATTCCATTGTCTCTCAAAGGCTAAGTCCAATGGAACACAAATCCTACCTTTGATTGGTTGTGCTATCGGAGAGTAGTTTTCTATTTGCTTAGTCTTCAATACCCTCATTCTCTTCTTGATGTTCCATTCAACACCTGTTACTTCGTGAACGGGGGATAATAATCTTGGGTCTATTGCATTTGCATGTAGTCTCTCAATCAACTTAGGTAAGTCGAACTTCCACCCGAACCAAGAGATAAGCATGTCAGGGTCTTTCTCTGTCAACATTAACATGAATCTTTCTAGCACTGTTCTTTCGTTCTCACTACCATCGTCATCATAACCATCTTCTTTTGGTTGCCAAGTCAACGTGTAATATTCATCGTCATAGTTATCGTAGATGACAATAGCAGTAATAGCACCATCATGCTCACCACCTTGCATCCACTCCATGTCCCAATACCACTTGCGTAGATTATACTCAGGGAGTTTATCTAACTCATCAACAGCATATCTGTAATGGTGTTGAACATCTGCTTCAAAGGTTGCAACACCTCTGTCATGAAAGTATGCTCTAATCTTACTTGTTACATTCCTAGCATCTGACTTCATTGTTTTATAGGGTGTCCATGTTACTTTCACAAGTGAATCACCTTGAAGATTAACCCAATCACCTCTCTCATAGGTTATAGTTGCAGGAAACTTCTCTGTTTGTTGATATCCCTCCTTCAAGAACACCTTTGTCTCAGTGTCAGTATTAACGATGTTAGAAGCCTCCACAAAGAAATATGGAGAGAAGTCGGCGTAGGAAATCTCTTTCTCTACAACCTTCCTCTCTTCATCTCTCCATCTTAGAAAGATACCTTCTTTCGTGTTTGCTATTATCATGTAATCACCGTGTAATGTATGGGGCTTTGATTAGTATTCTATCTTCTCCTGTCCAAATAACAGGAGACTCATCTTTCAAGTAGATAGTCACAGGAACAGAGCCACGAAAGAACTTGTGGAACTGACCAGTTACTTCTACTGTTGCGGATTCACCATCCATAGATAACGTAGAAACTACGACATCTACATTATCAATATCAGACCTTCTGCTTGAAATGGTGAAGTGTTGGTTGTCTGTGTCTAACAGATACTTTGCGTTGTTGATAACGTCACAAGTCTTGATTGCATCTGCTATTATTGTAGAACCTGTGGTAATGATAGACTCAAAGACTACACTACTAAAGACAGGATTCTCAGGAGTAATGTTGTATCCTTGAATCCTAGCAATCATTGCCGCATTAGGATGATTGACAACCAACGGGAGACTCGCTCTCTTTCCTCCACCTTCGTCTTGTAACATGATAAAGTCATTAGCAACTAGTTGAATCCTGTCTCCTGTAAATGTCTTTAGATACTTCAACATCTTATCTATCTCTACGACAATCATATTGTTACCATCTTCATTTGCCTGACTAATGATAGGAACAGACACTCGACAGATGGTTTGATTGTCGGCATTGTATAGATTCAATATATTGTCCTCAACTAGTTCAAGCATAGCGTAGTCTGTCAATTGACTGTTCTTTGCTGAATCTCCGTTGTGATACTTTCCTTTCATCCATACATCTTCTATTGCGTTTGTTAGCGTTTTATTGTTTATTTCTATTCTCATTTTTATTCCTCCTAAATGGCAGAAGGGATAGGGGGTTTCCCCCCTACCCACATCTACATTACGTTCAGAGTTCTCCTGCTTTTATCTCAGGGAAACCTGACCAGTCTACTTTACCATCTTCGATGGTTAAGACCTTCAACCTCTTGCCAATCATCTCAGGCTTCCTAGCACTCGCTTCTACCATAGCGGTGAAGGTTGCACCATTCTTCCTGATGTCTCTTGACATTCTGACTGTTGCAGTAAAGATATCCTCTGTTGTCGAATGCCAATTAGCCTCAACACCAACAGGATTAGGATTACCTGCATACTTGTCTTTAGAGTGAGCAATTACTATTCGATGACAAGGCATCTCTAGTATCTGCTTGTGCAAGAAGTTCTTGTAAGGAGTATTCCTATCACCCCAAACATACGGTGGTTGCTTGATTACTGTATCAGCATCCATACCATGCTTCTCACGCATCTTGGTCTCGCATACATCTGTCAGGAGTTTATCTGCCCCATCCACAATGACTGCTTTCAAC